GTTAGCGGCAGTAAGCGTGACACCATGAGCAGCAGCCTGCGGTTGTATTATTAGAACACGAGGGTCAGGGTCTGACTGAAAGCGCTGGAATATGTCTGTACGCTTAGGCGCAGAAACGTCTCCTCGTATGATCTCGGACGTAACCCCGTCCCGGAGGAGTCTTTCCGATAGCATATCAATCGTGTGTCTAAACGGTACAAATACCAGAACTTTTTGACTGCTTTCATCTATAACTTCTTTCAAGACTTGATACCTATTCTTAATATCAAACTGTATCGTATCGCCTTCATCAGTATATATAGCCCCTGCACTTATTTGTAGCAGCTTGTTCAAGCTTATAGCAGCGTTGGCGGCTGTAACGTCTTCCCCAACTATTTGCATAACCATTTTCTTACGAAGCGTTTCGTAATACTTTTTTTGTTGCGTTGTCATATCTACAAAGCGTTTGGTGTAAACCATATCAGGCAAATCTAAACACTCTTCTTTTGTAAAACGTATAGCGGGTTGCAAAGCTTTGAATACAGTATCCTTAGCTGTATCTTTTGGTTTGTATTTGAACTGTGTTACTTTCCACATGACTATATCTCGCCAAGACCCAAAAAATCTTGGTACAGACAACGGATTAATCATCTTAGCTAGACCATAAGCATCCAAAGGACTTTGGGCCGCAGGTGTACCAGTCATCATCCACAGCCAAGCATCTTCTCCTATGATATTATTGAGCGTCTTCCATCTTTTAGTCTGCACGTTTTTATAGTGCGTGGCTTCATCAACTATAAATAAATCAAACCCACCGTTGGCTATATCGTCCTTTACAATCTCTACACCATCGTAATTTATAATTATAAACTCTGCACCGCTGTTGATAATTTTCTTACGCTTCTCTTTCGAACCATAGGCAACGTCAACTGTTCTGTGCATCGCAAAAGAAAACAAATCGTTCCTCCATGCGCTGTCCATAATTGACAGAGGACATACAACAAGAACCCTGTTTACCTTCCCTTGTTGCATCAAATAGTCAGCCGCCCATATAGAAGATGCCGTTTTCCCCGTGCCTTGTTCATTAAAACAAAAGGCTTTCTTGTTCATAGTGAGAAATGATGCCGTATCTTTCTGATGTTCGAACGGTTTGTACTGACCCGGCCAGCTATAACGTTTGGTAATAGGTGACGGTATGTTTATATTTAAATTTTTTAGAGTATGAACTTCGTCAATACCCCAGTTTACAACAACTTCATTCATAGACACTTCCTTACTCTTTGGGATTACAGTTGTTATCTGTTTAGGGTTACGAACTTTAAGCAGTAACGCCTTGTCCCTTATTATTTTCATGTTGTTCTCCGTGGTAGCTTGTAGCTACTTCTTTTTGGGTGGTTTACTCATCCTTCCACCTCCTGCTCTATTCTTTGATGGACTTTGTAGCTTTACGCCATCCTTGTTAGATCCACCTTTACTCAATGCTTTTTTGTGTGCAATATCTTTACCTTTTCTTTTTACACCCTTTTTATCCATTTTCCTACGGGCGCGTTGTCTTTCCATACGATCAGAGTGTTCACCCCTAGCTTTTTGTTGCTTGTACTCTTTCTTATAAGGTCTAGGTTTGTTTTTATATGGCATTAGTTACTCCCATTATGAGGACACTCCATCACTGGACAATGACGCTTGCATAAACCAGAGGGACGGGGGTTCCATACCTCTTTGTCAAACGCTATTTGCATACTAGCATACTTTGTTAACCATTTCTCCCAAAGAATTGACTCGGAGTCAATTTCATAAGTTTCTTTTATTAAACTACCCGCAACTACAAAAAGTAGACCCGCTTTTATTTTTGTTACCTGTGGGTAATGTTTAAATACCGATAGAGCCATAAGCTCAAGCTGCCCTTTATCTGCATATCGTGCAGATTTGCCTGTTTTATAATCTATAACCCAAGCCATCTCTGCCAGTACATCTACTATTATAAGATCAGCTATGCCTCTAAACCACACTCTCTTATCAAAGAAATCACAGGGTTCTAAGTCTTCAGTTAGCCCCAATTTCTTTTCACATACTTTTATACCTCTTTTATTGTTTAGAGCGTCTAGCGTAGGCTCTATAAACCCAAACTTTTTTGGTAGAGGTGCATCCTTTCCAATATAATCTTCACATGCTTTATGAAACTCAGTGCCATATCGCGTAGCTTCTGTCTCTTCAAAAGGATATTCTTTTAATATACTAACATGATAGAACTGCTTCGGGCATGTATCAAATGCCTTTGCTTTACTAAATGACCAAGGTGCTATGCTCACTCGCAGTCTCCATAGGATTTTCCTGTGCCGCTTTCACAATCCACAGGTAAGCCTGTTGCCCAATCGGGTGTCCATCTCATGCACTCCTCAACATACGTTTGAGCCGCTGCTACTTCGTTGTCTTCCACACAGCAAACTATTGAGTCGTGTACCGTCAACACCACTTTATATTTCTTACTAATTCTTAGCATTTGTTCACCTATAATACAACGTGCTAGTGCTTGGCACACATTCTCTATTACCTTGCCACCGTATATTCTAGTGCGCCCCCTACGTGTTTTATAGCTATACTCAATACCCTTTTCGCCTTGTTCTCCTGACAAATCATCGTAACGCACTAATAACCCTGACGGCAGTACAATACCGCGTTCCGATCCCGAAACTTCCAATATACCTTCTCTACCAAAATGCGCGGCTCTTTTACTTGCAAGCTGCTGTATCATATGATGAGCGTCGCGCCATACCTTACTAATCTTAAAGTTAGAGTCACGATATATCTGTATTATCCTCCGGGCCTCGTGGGGTTCGACTTCATACCCAAACGTCTTTAGCTGTGTGCCAAACTTCTCAGCACCCATACCATATCCTGCGCCTAAGATTGTAGTTTTGCCAACGAACCGCTGATCCTTTGTGACATCCGCCTCGTCACATTGATATATACGTGACGCCATCTTTACATATACATCCTCACCTTTTGCAAATGCAGCGGTGAGATCGTCTTGCCCTGCAAACCATGCCAATACTCGCGCTTCAATCTGCGAACTGTCAGCTTCTACTATGGTGTAGCCTTCGGGAGCAACAATCGCCTTCTTCAACTTCTTAGCGTTTGGTCCCCTGCTTGGTAGGTTTTGTAGATTTATCTTGTCAGAACCACCCCACCTTCCAGTGTGCGCCGCGTAGTATCGCACAGGAACTGGTAACAAACCTCTCTTACATATATTTATAAACCGTTCGGTGCGGGTTTCTTCCAACGTGCTTTTATTGCCTAGCCGCGCAGCTACTAAAGATTGCACCTTGTCATCGTCGTGTTCTTGCAATGCTTTGAAGCCTTCGTCGGCTTTGGCTAAGGCGTACGTTTCTTTACCTGTTGTGACGCTAATCTTCATCGGAGGCTCCACACCAAGATCTCGTAGCATGTCAGCAAATTTCTGGTTGCTCATCAGATCTTTCTTATCTTCTATATTTGCATCGCGTAGCAACTTGTCCTTACGTTCTTTGGTATCTTCGAGATGCTGCTCTAGAAGTCCAAGATCAAGATCGAGCGTAGGTTCAATAAACATACGCAATGTAAGGTCAATAAGTTTTAACTCTTGTTTGGGAAACTTTGCGCCCATCTTTTTAAAAAGATTGTAGGTCAAATCTACATCGTTCTTGGCGTACTCGCCATAACGTAGGGCTTCTTGTTCTGTGAAATCGGCTCGGCGTTTGCCCTTGGCATTGTGTACCTCGGTTCCTTTAACACCGACACCGTATCTTTCTGCTACCGCTTTGAGAGACGCGCTAGTCTCTACACCATGCAAAGCACGAGCCATGCACATTGTATCAAACCATGCTTTCGGTTTTATTCCGTATCGCCATGCAAGTATTGCCCCATCAAACATAGTGTTATGACAGAGAATACCACACTGAGAGAAGTCTATGTGTGACAACAAACGTGCCAGCAGAGCTGGGTCACGCACATATTTAGTTTTTTTGTCGTTCTTCTTGATCGCAAGGCCAATGACCTCGAACCTTTTGTCTCGCACATATTCTTCAGTTGTCAGCTTTGATAACGAATAGTCCTGAGCATAATACGTTTCAAAGTCTAGCGTATAAATATCCATTAAGTTTCAGCTATCTCACCACCCAATGACATATACCCACAAACATCTACGTAGTTGTCTAAGTTCTTTACGCCGTCTCCGTGTAATCTTGCGATCTTCATCAAAGACATCATAATTGGAATGTCATCTACTTTTATAAAATCTATAAGACCAAGGTGCGTGTTCCAGTACGAAGCAATCATCGTAAAGTTAGCTTCAGCATCACCGTGCTGCTCGGCTCTGTCTGTAGTGACAAGATCTTTTGCTGTGTCTAATATCGTGCTTCTCTCGGCTGCGCGTGTGGCGTCTATCTCTTCTCGCCAATTAGTTGAGCTTATTCTCGACACCATATTCTTTACGAAGTCTATGTCTACACCACATTCATCTGCTACGATAGCATAATCGGCTTTGCGATTTTTGATTAGGTATTCCCATACCTTGCTCTCTTTTTTAGTCATCTTTAACCTCCCAAACATTCTCCAACGTCCAATCGTGGCCGTCATCTGTTTGTACCCAATTAAACTTTTCTCTTTGTTCTTTGGTCGGGGCATCGGCAATCATCCAAGCTGTTTCTTGGTCTGGTGCTTCAATGATTGTTTGGTAGCCAACATCTTTAGTGGCTGTTACTTTATATTTCGGCATTTGCTGTTCTCCTACCAAGGTCTTAGTTTAGGTCTTACAACATGTGACGCGACCTCGCTTACATCACAATGGCCTTCTGTTGCACTGATTTTATCGTAAAATCCATTGATAGTAAGCAGTACATCCCAACAAGCATCCTCGCTATCAAACCAAGCGGTCAAATACATTTGATGTTCTGCAACGGTATAGCCTACCGTTAATAAAGTAAAAAATTCCATGACAACTCCATATCTTTATGTATTATATTTATAGGGGCGAGTTTTAACGCGGTTTTTTAGTCCTTTCTTTTCCACGTTTCCTCTGAATAACTTGCCCCACCTCATTGTCTTTCTGATCCCAAGGAGCTTTTACAAGACTGATTTTTTGCTGTCCATACGCTAACTTACGTCTGTAGCCTTGCATTTCTTTTTGGTTCTTGGTCCAACGGCTCATACTACACCTTGCCAAGATCTTCTCCTGTGTTCTATAACTACACCGGTCCTCCTCAAAGCGTCCACGTAGTCGTCTAACTCTTCCATCGCGGCAAATATCTCCTGTTCTATCCTAGGTCTGGCGTCTTTGCGCCCACTTTCGTCTTGTAAACTATCGACTTGTCTTTTTAACCATTTTAGTTGTGCCGCTTGCCAATCTGTTAACTGCTCATTCCCCATAACTATCTCCTTAAAAAGGTGGTTCTTCTCCATCATAAGATGGTAACCATGCTACATAATTTTCGGGTTCTGTCACCTCTTCTTTTATTTCAGCTATCCCCATCTCATGTAGAAACAGGGATAGCTGTTGCGGTAAGTCACTCTGCATCGACTGTTTTGTCATCACGCAATACGCGAACAATATCTTCAACAGGTTTTAAGTCTACGCCTATGTGTTCGGCGCAACCTCTATACCTACTCAACCACCCTGCTAAGTATACCCCTGCCTGTTTACGTAATTCTTCCTGTGACTTTGGGTCATCAGGATCAAACGCTTGATATCCTCCGCCTAGCTTTCTGCTAGCAACTGGAGAGATGTATGCAGGATATTCCGTTACCTTAATTGAAGGTGTAGCTGCTTCGATAACTTCACTCTTAACGACAATGCGTAATCCAGAAGCAAGCTGTCGAGCCAAGTTTAACTTAGCTTGCCACAACAACTCGTCGTCTCTTCCATGAAATGAATTATATGCGGGGTGATCTGGTTGTGTTTCTAACCACAAAACAAATTCATCCGCTTTAAAGGTATTTTTACCCGTGTCATTTAAATAGTCATCGACCATCTTCTGACGTGTTTTCTTATTAAATTTACTCATTTATTTTCCCTTCTAAAAAATTAATTACCGTGACTTGACTTAACAGGTCTAACCTCGTCTCGACCAAACTCAACCGCCTTACCGTAACGGAACGGAACTCAGCAGAACCCAACTCGACTCAACCGCCGAAACCGAACAAAGCTTAACATGCCCCATCGCAACTAGACTGAACCGCCACAACTGATCGAAACCCAACAAAGCTTGACGCAACATAACCGCCCTACCCTACCTTAACCGAACGCAACTAAACAAAACCGAACTTAACATAACTCAACCGCCATAGCTCAACAGATCTTTACTCAACTCGCCGCAACCAAACTAAACCGCCATAGCTCAACCGAACTCAACAAGACATGACGAAACTTAACTAAACTGAACCGCCTTACCGCAACCCATCGTTACCCAACTCAACCCAACAAACCTTAACTTAACCGCCGAAACAAAACGGAACACTCCACAACTGAACTCAACGGAACTCAACCAAACTCAACCGCCGTAACCCGTGGCACAGGGGCGGCGCACCGCCCCACTCCAAAAACATATCTTATGCGGCTCTGCGTAACCGCTCTTCGTTCAAGAAATCCATCAACTCTTGAGTTTCTTGATCGTAACATTCAGGGTGTTCGTAAGCCAACTCTTGGACTTCACGCGCTTCTGCTACGATATCATCCCAAGCAAGTTGAGCATCTCCCATATCTTCGGAACTATATACCGAGAAGGAACCGAAAGAGCCGTTGCCCTTTTCCTGTCTGTTATCTCCAAGACCGCAGATCATACCAGAGTTAGCTAACAGAGATATAACTCCCTGTGCGTTGAAGGTAGGTGTGCAATACTTGATAGTTACTTCGGAACACCAATTTGGAAGGTACGCACGTGTACGTATGTCTGGTGTCCTGTTCATATCAGCGGCTCGAACAACGTCCATTTTAAGGTAGGGCTTTCCCCATATGTTGATCTTGGCTTCTGGAATGTAAATCAAACGATTAACATTTGCCTTTGTAATCCCTGCGGTTTCCAAGGCCGCTGTAGCTAAACCTTTTTTAATTCCTGTTGAAGGGAAACAGAGCAGGGTCTTACCATCTTTTTGTCTATACATGGTCTCCCTAAACTCTTTTTCAGGGTTGTGTTTAATCTCCCTTTTTTCTGCCGCTGTTTTGCGTTGCGCTCCTAAGAGTAGGTCACGCATAGCTTTTGACCCCATGCTATTAAAATACATAGGTGTGTCACCTATAATTCTAAGTTTTAACATTCCCTGTTTAATCGTATGGATTTGGACTGTTTCAGGGGCTTTTGATTTTACTGTAGCCATTTTTTTGGTCTCCATTAGAGTTTCTGTAGAGTTTCCTCTACACTTGCAATGTTGTCCTCATTGACAACCATTGATATTCCGTCAGCTAATTCGATATCTCTCAAGTTCTTTTCCTGTAATGCGGTAGGTTTGTTCCTGCCCGCTTTACATTCGATACCGATAAACCGACCTTTGTGGCATACTATTATATCTGGCACACCACTGTAGCCATACCCACCAGTGACAGGATAGAAGAAGTACGCTTTGTACTCTTTAAGTAGCTTTACTACTTTCTTTTTAACTTTTGCTTCAGGCGTCATAACTTCTACCTAACTGGTTTCGTAACTGGCGTCTGATCAGGCGTGGCTATAACCACGCCCAACCAAGGATTTAATCGTGAAACAAATAAAATGTATTTCTTTGACTACAATGACGCTCACCAACACCTTTGATTTTATCAACTATCATTAGTCTAGCAACGCCCTCTTGTACCCATTTAGGTGTCTCACGTATATTGATATAGTGTGACTTTACTAGCGTGTCAAGACATTCTATACCTAAACATGTAATAAAAACACTTTCTTTATCATTCTCGTCATTTGAGAAGGAAACGCGGTATACGTTTCCCTCAGTGATTTCATCCTCACTGGACAAGGTAACAGGAACCATCGCTCACACGATACCCCACTTCATCAACGTATTGTCCGTCTTGTAGCATTTGTATAACGGCAAGCTTACCTTCCAGCTCCTGCGGCAAATCTCCTTGTGTATAGATAGAGATGTTGTCAGAAGGTATATGATCGTCTAACCTGCGATCCACATCTACATCTCTCACGACTTTGTACTTCATGTCACCGAAAGAGTTTATAGAGGTCTCCACATACATATGCTTTGTATCGGCGTATTTAAGTTTGGTTTCCGATACCTTTTCACGTTGAGCAAACAAATCTTCTAGTAGTTGTTTGAACTCAAGATTGACAAACTGATGACCAGTATCAAGCAAGTGTTTTAGCTCTAGCGTCAGGGCATCCGTTCTCGGCATAGTAGTGTGACTTGAATACGAGTTAGTTACATCAAGGGTCTCCTCTGAAACAATCTTACGCCTTACGCTACCGGCATCGTCTATGATCTTACGTAAAGATCTCTGCGCCCCTCGCGACACATCATTCACGGTAAGGCTCATAGACTGAACCAAATTCATAGGCCGTAGGTACTTGCGAACATTAGTCATAGCACGTTTGATAGAGACAGCTTCAGCCATGTTCTCACGTTGACCATAGGAATACTTGCCGTTGTCAATGTTTGGACTGAACAGACAAAACTTTCTATGCTCCACTGGGTTTCCATCGTCATCGTATTTCTGTGGTGTAACCTTCCTGTCTCTGAAATCGGCAAAGGCAATGTCGCCCATCGTGTACTGATCGCCAACCTTGTAGACATACATCGCCACATTTGATTTGTGTGCGAATTTGTATGTAGGGAACTCCGCTTGTATTGTACGCGCGAACTCTTTTAGTTGCTCACGACCGTCCAGATCATAGGCTCCGTTCTCCCCTTCAATGGGTTCCAAGCTCATGTTGTTCGGTTCTAGGTCTTTGACCCTTTGCATTTCCATAGAAATATGTCTCATAATATATTCTCCATTAATTGTTTTTTAATTAGTCGTGGTTGTGAACCACGTGCAACTACGTCCATTACATATCCTCCGATTTGATGTGGACAGTTTTGCCAACATCAGCGGTTGCATCGGCATTATCCAACACACACCATAACACGGGTAGAGACCACTCGCCCCAACCACCGTAGATGTCACCATCAGTTAGAATGATACACGCTTGGGCTTTGATGTTTTTGTCTTGAATGTACTGAGTAACACAACGCACATCAGTGCCACCGCCACCTTCTGGCTTGGTTGACTCTACAAGTTTCCCGGAAGACTGTTCGTCGTAGTACTCGTCACGACATATCTCTGTGTCCCAGTAAAGAAGCCTGACGCCTGCGGGCTTGACTGTATCGCAGATATGCTTCACCTCAGACAAAAACTGAGCGATCTCAGAGTTGCTAATAGACGCAGACGTGTCGATACCAATCACCAACTCCCCAACCTTTTCGGCTTCGCCACTAGGCATGTATAGGTCATCTTGTAAGTACCTACGGTTCGCTTTTCGGTATGTACTGAATTCGTTACCACGACATGTATCGTTGACGAACTCACGCAATACCTCACGCCAATCAACCTGTGGCTGTAGCAATTCTTCGATATTGCGATTGCCACCGCTACCAGATTTCCCTGCGACCAATGCACCTTGACGTAAGGCCTCGTCGATCTCGCGTTCGAGTTCACGCTTCTCTTCGTCCGATAGTTCTTGTGCGCCTTCCCAGTCGTGATCGTCTAGTGGACTGCCACCACCGTTACCTTGACCTTGACCTTCGCCTTGACCTTCACCGTCACCGTCACCTTCACCGCCACCGTTAGTCTCTTTGTATATGGCGTTGAATATTTGAACCTCGTTCATACCTCGATACTTCTTGTCACAACATCCATCAAGAAGGGGACCCGTCATCGTAGCAAAGCCGTCATCGTTCTCCTCGACTAGGTTATTGTTAATCATATGATCCATTGCTATGTTTGCAATCATAGGATGCTTGTCATGCAGATACTTGTATAGATACAAGTGACGCCGATACTTGTGATCGACCTCATGCAACACAAGAAATCTAAGTTCTGGATCGTTAAGTTTCTTTACGAACTCACGTGAGTACTTCTCGTCACGTCCGTTAGTATATGCGGTCTGGCAGGAAGGATCATCGGTAATCTCACGTGTGCCTATCATCAGCACTGAAGCTAGAGCCGTGTACCTATCCTTGTCCATGATCGCAACAACGGCTTTTGCTAGCCGCTGTTCCTCTGTTAAGTTTTGTACGAACATTAGTTGTTCTCCCTTTTTGTTTCGGCGTGGTTGTTAGCCACGCTCTGGTTACCCATCAGGTCATCATCCCAACAGTTATCACAATATCCCCATGTTCCACCGTCAGGTATTGGGGCATTACACTTCACGCATTTATCTTCTGGCATCTTTCACCTCACACTTTTTACGTTTCATGCTCATCGCCGCACGACGAGTTGCACGATTTACCATCTCTGGAATATCCTCATGCTTTGTATTTGTAGCCGCATGGACAAACTTGCCTTTACGTACAACAAAAGAATTTCCTTGATGTTTGACTATCTTCATCACTCACCTCACACTTTGTCAGCAGAATACAAGGAACTGTTCTGCATTGCCCAGTCAGTGAATTTCTTGTTGGTCATCACCATAGACTGCTTGCTGTACTTCGGTGCGCGAACACCATTGACAAACAATCCTTGTGTGATGCCATCAAGACGCGGTAAGTAATCCATCCAAGCGTTGATCCAGTCCTTGTCCAACGCAGACAGAGTTCTATACACAACCATACACTTAGCCGCAGCGTTATCAGGTATCTTCGCGCCCTTCGGATCATCTTTGATAGACTGCAAACTAGGCAACTGATTGGCAAGCTTGACGTGCGCCATCAAGTCCATTGCACCACGTTCGCCAATCGCACCCATCAACGCGGCTTGCGTTGTCACGTCATCCATATGCTCACTTGAGTTGAGAATATCGGATGCAAACTCCCCAGTACGACATGTAAAGAAAGCGTTACGTCCTACGGCTTTCGGGTGAAAGATGTACGGGTTTTCTTCGGGGTCTTTCACCTCTAGGAATGTGTGCATGAGTTGCGGATTGTCTTTGCACCAACCAAGAAAGATGTGATTGAAGCCGTTGTTGATGCCATACTCCAAGTACTCCATCATTGTGGGTTTACGAGTATTCACAATAATCATGGCGTTACGTTGGTGTGCTTGCAACACGTCACCCAAACCTTCTGCTCCAAGATTTGATGTGCCATAGATCAAGCTACCGTCAGGTAATTTCAGATTGCCAACCTTACGTTCGAGCATGATACGCCGCACACCCTTCTTTACTGGTTCGGGTGCTTTGAATATCTCGTCAAAGTTCAGCGTGATAGGCTTACCGAGATGCGCTCCGAGTTCTGCGTTGGGAACAAACTGAATGTAGTCAGAGATCATGCCCTCTGCCGCTTTCATAAACTTCGGACCAGACAAGTCTTGAATGTCTTTGTTAGTACAATCAAACTCTACATAGATGTTGTCAGGTCTCAGTTCAGCAAGTTCTGCCGCGATGCCCGATGTTTTTGCGCTACCCATGTGACCTTGCGCGATAACCGTTCGGTTAGGCACAGAGTGTATAAGGTTAGCAGTTTGTTGGATGCTTAGTGCATACATTTCTTTAGCTTGGTTTGTCATTTTACTTCTCCTTAAATGACGGTTGATGCGTGGCTGTTAACCACGCTTGGTTACTTATCAAAGTCTAGTGTTGGTAAAGCGGCAATGGCTTGGTCTACCGCCGCTTTGGTTTCGGCGCGGAAGTAATCATCTTCACGCAATGCGTCAGGGGTAACACCCGACATAGCTTCTTCGAGACGGTCAGCCATAGTGTTCATCTGTGAAGAACCTGTCACGTTACATACACGTAACAACTCGATCATATCAGTGACGTTAGTGACTAGCGTATCACGAAAAATCTTTTTAGTTTCACCATCCGAGTAGTCCAGACGTTCGGACATTCTTGTGAGAAACTTGTGCAAACGAGTCCACACGTCATTCATGGCGGCTTCGAAATTGTTTTGGAAACTAGCGGTCATGCTAGACTTCAACTCGTCAATCGCTTGCTGTGGTAGTGCCACACGAAAGTCACCAGTCGGAACATCAGTATACTGTATGCTCAAGTTGAACTTACGTCTCAGCTCTTCGAGTGTAGGGTAGTCATCACGTGAAAACAAACCGCCAAGATCCATTTGCACATCAATAACTGCGTCCTCGTATTTGTTTAGAAACGCTTCGATAAGTTTGTAGAACTCGTCACGTAACGCTGTCATTACTTCCTGATACTTGAAGAACTGTTTAGTCGGTAACAGTCGCAAGCCAGAGTTTGACCACGGCATAGTCATTGCCGCGTGTGTGTCACGAATTCTCCCTACGAGTTTAGTAATGGCTATCAGGTCGTCGTTATCTGATAGTAGCGACTTGAAAACATTCGCAACACCCTTCTTGGCGTTGTTCTGATCGGTCACGACTTGTGATGCCTTCTTGTCTTTCTTTTTGCCAACCCAGTGAGAGATGTTGACCTCTACTAGCATAGATGCGCTGGCCAGCGTCGCAACGTCAGCGTGGTTGTCAACCACGGCTGTCTCAGCAATCTCGGCGTTGATTGTGTAGTCTTTAGCGGTATTCATTTTTACTACGGTATTCATTAGACTTCTCCCATATATTCGTTTATTTCAAATTGATTTCCTATGACTTCACTTAATGGTCTTGAAAATTCTACTGTTCCAGTATCAGGTTTGATATGATGTACCATTAAGTTACCTCTAACACCTATCTCCAATACGTGCGTATCATCTAGCCAACCTGACGGTTGCTTTTTGATTACATAATCTATCGCACCTTGAAGTGTGGCGAACGTACCTTTGCAATCGTCCATACCACCATTCGGATAGTACTCATCTGAGGTGAACAATAAGAAGATTGATTTCTCCATTAGACTTCTCCCATATACTTGTTGAGACCTAGTAGGTCTGATTTACGTCTGACAAGAGTTGCCCCTTGCTTGTGCGCGACTGGTGCGATGCACCACTTGTTGCGCTGTTTCTCGGCGCGAATGTCGCCGCAATCATAACAGTGATTTATCCCTGCTATGTCTCGTCTGCGTCTGTCGTACGGTTCGCCGCACAATACGCAATTTACTGTATGTCTTGGTTTACGATACAATGTATTCTCCTTCTGTTTCGGCGTGGTTGATAGCCACGCAATGTGAACGCTGTTCGTTGTAGTTTTCCTGACAACATATCTTACAATATCATATATTGTTACGTATTACAAGTTTTCTGACTTTACGTTTGCTTACTAATTTATGACTGTAATGTTCGCTTTATAGTGTGTTTTCGTGGTGTATTGTGAATGTTCGTTAATGTTCGTTATGTGGTCTCTGTAACTTATTGAATATAAAGTAATGTTCGAATGTTCGTTTGTTCTTGGCTTTTATGAGCGCGGAAACGTGGTTGTGATGATGCGAACAATCGCAAAAAAGAGGGGGTCGCGTACGTAGGGTATCTTTTTATTTAACGAACATTAGGAACATTAGGAACATTACAGTAAAATCAATAACTTATTTTTGCATAAAAACGAACATTCAGGAACTTCTTTGCGAACATTACAAAGACGCAACGCTACTTAGGAACTGGTATTGGCTTGTCGTGGTTACTAGCCACGTGCAACTAGAAGGTGCAGCAGGGACCTGTAGTACGTTGTAAACTTTGTGGAAAGATCTTGTCACGTGGGCGCAACGCTGATCAAGAACTGGCATTATCTGATCGTGGA